TTTCTGTAATGCCGTTCTGGTCAAATACCTGTGTGTTTCTTCTATATCCATCTTTATGGCCAATTATTTGAACACGATTTTCTCCGTCTGCTCTTTCGACAGGAAATACTTTTGCTGTACTTCTCCCTCTAAGATGTCCGATAATGAAACACCTTTCTCTGTTTTGTGGCACTCCGAAATCTTTGGAGTTGAGCACCTGCCATTCTGCATCATACCCCCCCTGCTCCATTTCAATGAGCAATTTGGCGAAATCCCATCCTCCATTAACACTAAGCAAATTCTTAACGTTCTCAATGAAAAGGTAAGTGGGTTTATCTTCTTCTTTGAGCTGTCCGATAAGGTACATAACTCTGAAAAACAAGCTTGAACGGTTTCCTTGAAATCCAAGTTGTTTTCCTGCAACTGAGATGTCTTGGCATGGGAATCCGAAACACCAACAGTCTGCTTTCGGAATATCATCGGCACACACTCTTCTAATGTCATTTGCGTACCATTCTCCATTTCTGTATTCATCTTTTAAAATCTCCTTCTGCCTTTTCTTCTGTGGTAATTCATCCAGCTTCTTTCTTTGTTCGTCCGTCAGAAGATGCATGGAAATATAACTTGCTGTAGCGAACTTATCAAACTCGCAAAAACCAACGCATTCATGTCCGGCAAGTTCCATTCCTCTTCTAAAACCACCTATTCCGGCGAACCAGTCTATAAATTTCACTCTCACATCCCCCAATCCTGTCTTGAACTATCATTCCCGGCTATCCCATTCCTCATAGCCGTTGTTCTTCCGTTAATCCCGTACATTTCATATAACCCTTTCGTGGCACGTATGCCGTTCCAGTGCATAGAATCTGTTGGTTCATGATAGAGTTTTATGAAATCGTCTACGCTATAATGCATTTTGGGGTTTCTCTCTGTGTAATCTCTTGCCCGTTCTTCACTGCCATATCCGCATTTCGGTGCAAGTTTTATAAATACTTCTTTCTTCATATCTTCGAAAGGAGCCGATATATCTTTGCCCGGCCGGAGCTCCGCACTCCTTTCTGTTTTTATTTTCTTACAACCCTAAATTTCTTTATTCTTTCATACATTGGTTCTTCATTTTCGTGATATTTCCCGGTCACATTGCAAACCATATTCTTCATATCTACCCAGTTAATTTTGATAATAGTTATTTCGATTTCTTTATCAGGATCATCAATAATCAACTTCTCACCCTGTTTAATGAGCGTATTCTCTGCATCAGATCTCATCTCGAACGAAAATGTAGTCCGCATCATTTTTCCTCTTGGCTCTTTTTCGTAATAAAGGCAATTCCGTTTATGTTCCCAACAATCGCCACCTTGCGAATAATGCTTTTTACACGTAAGGCATTCTGATTCCATCATTTCACCTCATTTTATTAATCCTCTTCTGTCATCCACTTAAAAACTTTTATCATATTTGCTGGCTCAAAAGCCTTATTCGCACAGCATGTATGGATTAACCGATGTCCTTGATAAGATATGCTATTACTTATACAAGCTTTTTTGCCACAGATTACACATCTATACAGATTTCCCTCGTCTCTGCTCAGCCCATATTTTTCTAATGTCTTAATATTCTCGGCATCTATTTTTTTGTAGTCTTCATGGACTTTAATATTCATTATTTTGCCTACGTTCATCAGCTCAATCCTTTACTCGGCAGATTTCTTCGTACACTGTAAAGAATTTTCCCTCGTGCTCCTTACAGTATTCTTCCAAAATCCTTTTCATTGTCATCTTGAATGTTTCATCTTTTACTTCTGTGACATCTTCCTCGTACACGCATCTTCTCCCGGAGTCTGCATCTTCAATCACTCGAACAATGCAAGCAAATTCAACCTCAACATCTTTTTTCTCATGGTCTGCTTTCCATTGTTCGAGGATTTCAAGATATTCTTCGGCGTGCTCTTTTTTAAACACGTTACACATTTCACCGTATTTTTCTCGTGACTTAAAAACCGGGCATTCATAACAAGCTGAACTTGAGCACATTTTTCCAGATAATTTAATTGCTTCTTCCGCACTCATTTCTTCTACTGGTTCAAACATTTCATCTGTCCAATAGGCGACTTTCATTTCTTCTATTGCATAACTAGTAATTCCTACACCCGAAATTGTTACCGTCTTTCCTGCAAATTTTTCCATGCTTTTTGTAAGCATATTACTTCCATATATTTCATACGCTTTCAAGTCATTTCTTACTTTTACCTTATCTCCAACTTTATATTTCATCTCTCGCACCTACGCTTTCGTTGAAATTCCGTTAACTTCTACATAGTCTACTGGCAGTACCATGCATTTTCTTCCGTCAACTTCCTTGATTTCAAGATTGCTGATGAAATCTGCACCGATAGTTATCTTCCCCTCTGGAACCTGGATATTAACCACCTTGTTGTCGCAAATATTACTTGCCATAACAGGCACATTCCCGATGTTCTCCCGGTAAGCATCCTCAAACATTTCCATCTTTTCATCCGGTACGCCGTTGCTACTAAATATCTTTTCCAGTTCGTTTTCGCCCATTTTGTACGGCTCCAGGTCTTCTGCATGGCGTTCCATCTCTTCGGATATGCCCTCAAAGATGTCTTTCACGGTCTTGCTGTCTGCATCTTCTCCAAGTACATCCTCTAACAACTTACCGAATTTATCTTTCTCTTCATCGGCAGATGCAACAAAATCAATTCCAAGTACCTCTCGAACCATTTCTTCTTGTACCTCGGCAGACTTCCGGGTGTAATAGAGTGTGCTATGTACATCCATCTGTCGGTCGTTAAATGCCGGGATAGAAATCCTTTGTCCGGCATATCTACTACCCAATCACGGGTTCTCTCTTCCATCCGTTCATCTTTCCCGTTGTAAGTAAGACCGGCTTTTGAAAGTTTCACCGGGCAGATGCAACAGAGAATGAAATCGTATACTTCCTCAGATGCATCTTCCAACATTTCTCCGTCCGATGTCTTTCCCGGTACGTCATATACTGCATGGATAAGTACGATGTAGTAATTCTCAGCGCAGTCATAAGACGTAAGAATCTTTTCGTAGAATTCGTCCAGTAATGCCGGGTCTCTCAGTTTGCTTTCCCTCAGATTCATCAACAGTTCATGTTCTTCGCCCTCTGGGTCGCTACTTCTGCTTTCTTTCAGTTTGTAGTCCAGGTTCAACAGGTTCTTTCCGATTTTCCCGGATAACGTCTTTTTGAAGATGTCAAAATACTTAAATGCCTGTTCTTCCGGCAGTGAAAGAAACGCTTCTTCTCTTTCCATGCGCTTTTCTTTTTCTCCATCTACATAGCATCCGGCTATACGGGTGATCGAGCAATTCTCCGGTGTGAACTGTTTTCTGATTTCCAGTACTTCTTTTTTATTCACTTTCTATCCCTCCTAAACCAAAACTTTCGTTTCTTCTTTTCTCCTGTTTCTTTTTCCAATATTCATACGGATCCGCATAATGTGGTTTCCGTTTAAAATTCTCAATAGCCTGTTCCTGTCTTGTCACAAAGTCACCTCCGAACATCGTTCTTTTTGCTACGTCTTACTATCCTCCGCTTTTTCTTTGTTTCTCCAGGTAATTCAGCTTTAGCACTCGCCCAACTACAGTCTGCCAAAGGACAGATAAAACAGTTTGGATAAGTGCATCCATCCGGTTTTGCCATATTCTTCCTCCTATGTGATAAGCTTTCTCTCTAAATCATTCATGTCATAGTTCCGCCCATCGAAATTATTGAATCCTTTTTTCTCTTGTCCGCTATCCTCGTACTGTCCCTCAGACACTTTTGTGAAGTTGTTTGGCAACACGAACCAGTCGAATGTTATCTTCCAGTTCTTCACTTTTCCTTGTAAGTACTTGCTTTTCTTCACATTGTCCACTGCTTTCAAGACATCATCCAATCCGTTGCTTTCTAATCTCGCTTGTAAATTCTGATATCTCTTGGAAGTCTTTTCTATCTTCTTTACAGGTTTTATCCCGTAGCTTTCCAAATCGTTCCAAGCTTTTATGACAGCTTCAACGGATCCATTGTCTTTCTCCGGCTTTTCTTCCTGTCTTATCGGCTTATCTTTTTTTTCATTCTTCTGTTCGGTCTGGTATCTTGCGTAGTTATTCACCGTATATACGGTATATCGGTTGGTACTTTTGCATGTGATTTCTCCCGTCTTTTCCAGGTGCTTTAATGCTGTCTTTACCTTGCTTTCGCTCATTCCTGTTCCTTTTGCCAATTTGTCTATCGATGCAACAAATGATCCTTTTTTTATCTCTTCGCCACGATAGCTCGCGTCTTTCCAATTCGCTTTTAATAGCATGTGCAAGAACAGATGGCATGTATTTACGTCTGTATACCAGTCCCAGTCCAGTATTTTTCTGCTAAGTTTTATGTAATCGCTCACACCTCTTCAATATCCACCTCAATTCTCGGATTTTTCTTATCAACATAGAATTCATCCGTGAATCCCACTATGTTTTTCCATCCATCGTCCTGTAAGACTTTGGTATCTACTAATGCATCTTGGATACACTTTCGTCCAAATGCGCTCACATTATCCAAGTCCCGTCTCTTGTCTGGCTCATACCATCGGTAGTGCATCCGTACCTTTCTTGTTATTCGCAATCTTCCAAATTGCTCATATATGGCTTGTATCACACGGGATTCATTATCTTTCTTCATATCCGCTCCTTTATACCTATTGGTATTCAGCGCACGGATATAATCATTCATGTTGTTCAGTTTGCCTTTCACCATCAAAATGTAATGCATTGTAATCCCTACCTATCTTTTTCCAACTCTCAAACGTCTGCTTCATGCAGAGCCGTTTATACTGGATCGCTCTGGCTCTATGTAATTCTTTCCCAATGTATTCATGGAATGCTTTTTCATCTACCGGATCACCTGGAATCGGTCTGAATACACCATCTCCAATATTCACAATACAGTCACCATTGTTATTCGCATGCTCTATCATTCTTCGAAAGATTCTATCAACATTCATGTTGTACGGACGTTGTATTGCGTTTCTATGTCCATCCGGTATTCGGATAAAATAGCTTTCTGCCGTCTCTCTATTCTTTCCCACCGCTTTTCTCCTTTCTGCCGGAGTGTGGCTTCTCCGGCCGTGATACAATATCTTGTGCTGTGCATATCGAATGGGTGAGATGATATGCGTTAGAACCTGTTAATAGTTCCTTTTGCCACATGAATCTATATTTATTTAGCTACAACCTGTTCTTTCCGAACACCTGTATGAACTCTTCTCTTGTTCCGTAGTGTTCTTCAAAATATCTCTGTGCCATCTGCTTAAGTTTTAAGTCCAATCCCTTGTTCGGGTTCCCGTGTACGCTTTCTGGCGTAAATTCGTGTAAATGTGGTGCTAACGGAATCACAAATCCGTATTCTTCCGATTTTTTTCTGTACGGGCCGTAGAAAATGTGGTGTCTGTGACAGTTTGGACTTCCCGTGAAGTAGCAGTGTTCCATATCGTCAGTGAATACACTTTTAAGTCTTTTCGCCAATCTTCACACCCCATCTTTCTTTCATTTCGCTGATTTGGTTCGGTGTCATAGTCTCTATGCCAAGTTCTTTCGCTTCGTACACAGTCCCGTCAATCAATTTTGACATTTCATCGGTATCGTAAGTATGTGAACCTCGCATTACCAGGTTTACCCGGAATACTTTTCCTTTCTGATTTGTGGTTGTCCTCGATGTGGGTTGCAGATGAACAAATTCCACATTGTATGCGTCTATATCATCGTCCAACGGGAGTGGAACTAATGCACCATTAATCGTTTCATACTGTCCATATTCCGCTATCAGCTTATTCTTTATGTACACCTTGCTGTTCCCGGTCACATCTGCAATCTTTCCAACCAATACATGAAAGTAAGAGTTTGCATCGAGACTTCTTTTTTTCTTGTATGCCTTAATTGTTATTGCAATCTGCTTACCTCTAAGGTTCTCAAATGCCTGCCTAGCGTCTTCATTTATCGTCAGACTGGCTTTTTGCTTGTTGGTGGCAAAATCCACCGCTAAGCTGTCAAAAGTCCCTGTATAGTCCATTTACGCACCAAACATCTTTCTGGCTTCTTCCTGATTATCCCGGAACCATCCGTACTGTTGTTGTGTCAGTTCTTCAATCTTCTGTACTTTGTATCCGGCTATAGCCTTTACTTCATCAATTTTGTTTTTTTCAAATATCTTCCGAAGTTCTTTTATCTGTCCTTGCGTAATCTTTCCGTCATTGGCTTTCGGTTCTTTATTTCCACCGCTCTTTTTATCGGCTCCCGTCTGCTTTGCATATTCGTTTGTATCCGGGTCTTTAACATCATCTAGAAGAAACAATGCGTTCATGGCGTATTTTCTTGCGTAGCTTGATGCGGATCCAGTCACTTGTGATTCATCCATCTTTGGTTTCGTCTCTGGCTCCCGTGCATATCCTGGAACAGAAATTTCATCACCAGTTTCACAATCCTTGAATATTGCGACCGCTTTCACATACACTCTTCCGGCTATCTCTGTTATTTCGTCATGTATCGTGAGAAGAACATTGTATTCTCTGCTATACTTTTTGAACTCTTCCAAAATGCTTTCAGCACTTCTGTAGTTGTACTCACCAAATTTGTTATATTTGTCTTTTGGTACATTCATTCTTGTCTGAATCTCTGAAAGCTTTTCTGTAACATCAAGATTTCGCTTGTTCTGTTCTGTCTTCTGCTCTTTCTTCTCTTCTGCCATTACACATCTTTCCTTTCAAAGTAGACGCCGAGAGAAGTTAATGCCATCTCAATTTCTTCCAATTCGGCATCCGTAGCCTTAACCGTAAATACTACTGTCTTCGAATCTTCCGTTGTGAGTTCCGCTGCTTTCACTTCGTCCACCGTCTTAATCTGGTCGATGACTTTCTGTTCCGCTTCTGCCTTAAGTCTTTCCTCTTCACGGATTCTGGCGCGCTCTTCTTCTCTTACCCTCTCACGTTCTCTTTCGAGTTCACGATCACGTCTTTCCTGTTCCTCTTTCTCTTTTCTCCGTAAGATTTCCGCTTTTTCCTGTTCGTAGCGGTTAATCATCTGGATAGCAAGAGCAAGGTTGTTGTTCTCCATGTACAGGTTCAACGCCTGTTCCTCTTTTTCGGACTTCATGGCCTTAATGGTTGCAATATCCTGTCTGGTCTGCATAGCCTTTGAGTTTATCTCTTCCCGGATAGATTTCATCGTGGTGGATGCATTTGTCCACTTCTCACCGTAGATTTTTTCCAACGGCATGTAGTCATGCAGTTCTTCTTCCACCAATTCGTTGTACAGGTTCTGGATTTCTGCTTTTTTCTCTTCTACACGCTTCGCTTCAAACTCTTTCACCTGTCCATCAATCAGTGCGATAGGTTTATCAATCACTCCGATCAGCTCTTTCACCTTGCCCTCAAACACTTCGTAAGGCTTCATGTACTCTTTCTTCACTTCAACCTTGCGATCGTTCACTGCCTTTTTCAGCTTTCTGAGGTCTGCCAAATCTCCTTTGGCTTTCTGCTTGTCTTCTTCCGCAAACTGCTTTGTCTCATACACTGCCATCTCTGTTTCAAGAGATTTTTTGATGTCCTCAAAGTTTCCGGTGATAACCCCCATCGTCTGGTTTACGGTTAATTCTAATTTCTGCATTGCGGTTCCTCCTAAAGTTCTTTCACGATTGTTTTGCACTTATTTTTTTCTGCCACCTTGTCGGAAAGCTTATGCACATAAGCCTTGTCCATATCTGTTTCATAGGCATATGCCCCGATACGGTATTCCAAGTCCGGTTTGCAGATCATCCATATCTCTGCCATCTTCTTTTCCTCCTATGATCTCTTTCACACATTCTTCACATAGCGTCTGCCCGTCAAATGTGTATAAGCTGTCACCACTGTATACAGGTCTTCCACAGCATGTGCAGTATTCCTGTTTTTCTTCTTCCGGCTCCGGCGGTATGGTCTTCCAATGGTCATAGCCTTTAATGCTCTCCATCTCCATTCCACCCCATCAGTTTTAAAATCACGTCTCGCTCAATATAGATGTTTTGGCAGACATATCTTTTCAGTGTGTCCAGTTGCGCTTTCAGGTAGGCATATCCGTATACTGCATTTCCGTAGTCGCTCACGATATCTGCCACTGCATCGGCTACGCTCTGTAAGCTATCTTTTTTCTCTTCTCCCATGTTCAAATCCCCTTTCATGTGTTATAATTTTCTTGAATGTTTTTCTGAGTGCTTGATTGGATTTTCCATCGGCACTCTTTTTTATACACATCCGGCTATCATAACCGCCAATGCGTATAGCGTAATCACAAGTGCTATCCTGTAGTAGTTAAGCTTGTCTTCCATGCTCTCTACCTCCTACCCGATCATAAGTATCAGCATTGCGATGAATGTGACAAACCATAAGCAACGCCAAAAGATTACTTTTCTTTTCAACTTGCGGATGATCTCTGTTGCCATTGTCATGTGTGCTTTTCCTCCTGTTCTTCAGATTTGCGAATTACAGGAGAATGTGTTATAATCAACCTGTATTCGCTAAGTGTTCTTTAGCGGTACACCGCCCTGTCTGGTATGTCGGTACCAGCGGGGCACTTTTTATGTCCTTTTTATCGTCAGACCGATTGCGTCTGACATATATCTATATTCTTTTTATTCTTATTCTTCTTTATATTCTTCTATTGTTGTCAACTGGCTTGCGAATTGATTGTTAATGGATTGTCGTGTGGCTTGCTAACCGTTTTTGCTTGACAAGCAGTTTTGCCTTATTTTTCAAGGGTTTTAGCTTGTCATTTGCTTGTCAACTGGCTTGTCAAAATTTTCGATTTTTTTAAAATTTCTTTAATTTTGGCTTGTTAATTGATTGTTATCTGAGTGACGTTTGGCTTGCGACCAGTTACCGTTTTGCCCTTATTTTTCAAGGGTTGTGGCTTGCTAAGTGGCTTGCGATTTGGTCAAAAATCAACTACCATTTTCGCATTTACCTTTCCAATAATTTGAATACATTGAAAAATAAATATTTTTAGGCTTTTTTACTGCCTTTCGTACCTGTTTTTTTCACCTTTTTATGTACGTTATTACCTCCAATGATGTTCCCGTTTTTGTCCAGTTCATCCCAAACATAGCGCCCTTTACCTGAGTTTCGCCACTGCGAAAATCCTCTTAATTCTCCGTAGTCAAGCCATTCCTTTATGACTTTTACATGACTGTCTTCCAGGCACTGAACGGTAAATTCCATCGTTGTTCCAACCGGAACAGTCTCTGAACATGCAAGGGATATTCTTTCTCCCTGTGGTGTATTTGCCCGGAGCGGTCTCTGACACGTTCCCATATCACCGTCAAAAATCAGAGGTATTTTGCGCTCTTTCACAAAAATAAGACCGTCAATCTCCTTTTTGTACGCTTTAATTTTTGATGATTCACTGCCCTTGACTTTGCGAAGCATTCCGCAAGAATCTTTAAACATTCCTTTTACCTGGTAGTCATATACGAACGGCTTTCCGTCTTCGTATTTGTGGAAAATCGTCATTGATTTCTCTTCCACTGCATCTACACCAAGTGTTGCTACTTCGTCCTCACGGGACGGTGCGTCCGGTGCTTTGGATGCAATATAAGTCCGGTGAATCTCCTTATCCGCACACTGAGAACCTAATACTTCCTCAGTGAACGTGATTTTTACTTTTAGTTCTTTCATGATACTGTTTTCTCCTTTTCAATTTGTTCTGGTTGCTTTACCACTCTACGCTCTTCGCTTCCTTGTCGAAACTGTGCTCAGCTTTTCCACTTCAAAGCTTTTCGCTTCGTTTCCCTAGCTGCGCCTCGCCATTCACTTCCTTTTCCGTTCTATGCTTCGCATTGCCCTTTCATTTCTTACCATGCTTTTCTGTGCTTTTCCTTTTCCAAACCGTGCTGCGCTTTTCTTCTCGTCTCCGTTTCAGAGCTTCTCTCTTCAATTTCTTATCTTTTCGTGTCTGTTCATGCTGATCTGCTACTCTTCTTATCCGTGCTAAGCGTCACAAAGCCATATCATTTCTTTTCACATCTATGCTTATCATTTCCGTCTCAGTTACATTCAGTGCTTAACATTTCAGCTCCATAGCCTTTCAACTCTTGGCTCTTCCATTGCATGTTGTCTTTTCTTCTGGATTCTCCTATACTATTCATACAGGCACTGCCATGCCGAGTAATCCAGAAAGGAGTATTTTATGACCAGAAATCAAGATTTAATCAATAAAACAGTTGAGATTACTGTAGCCAAACTCTCAAACTCCAACGTTTCTGCGAATAAAGACGGTGGAGAACGTGTTGCTGAATTCATGCAGGAAATCTACAACAAATTAGTTGACCTTAGTGAAAAGGAAAACTAATTAAACTTTGCTCTGGCAGACATCAGCTCGGCCAGAGCTTTTGTCATTTCGGTCAATTCCTGACTTTCATAAATAGATGCAACACATTCTGTTTCTCTCTGCAAAAAGTCACACAGTTTTTCGATGGTTTTATCTACTTTTAAAAGTTTGTCCTGTTCCATGTTGTCACCTCCCTGTATTTAATTGTTATGTACTCCGGCACCCCTTATGTTTTCTTCGCCGGAGCGTCCGGCTTCTTTTCTGCTTCATCTGCCAGACTTTCTACTTTTCCAAGAAAATAACCTTTGTCAAATTCAGATAAGTTAGGCATTGCCTTTTTTATCTTCTCAACTATCTTTTTTTCTTTCTCACTCATGCACTCACTTCCTTTCTGTGCTATACTCCTTGTATCAATACCAAGGAGGTACTCTTATAATGGAAATCGATTCTAAAAAACTGGCACAGATGATATCAGATTCTGCAATCGGGATTTACAAGAAATCTCATTCTGATTGCTACGAAAAATATCTGGATAAATACGGTGCTGATATTGCAATGTCAAGAGCAATAAACGAATCAATCCCGGTTCTTGTTGAGTATTTAGTAAAAGAAATTATTGAACTTAATAAGTAAGCTTTTTCCCGGTAATGTTGTAACTTTCTTTAATCTGCATAAGCTTTTTATCTATATCGTCAAATTTCCTTGAAATAACGATAAAGAATACCGCCATTACTGATAATTCAATAATTTTATTTTTCATTTTTGCTATCACCTCCTTGTTGATTCTAAAACAATTATATGTCGGTATAAAACATTTGTCAATAGTTAATGTTGATTTTTTCAACATTTTGTGTTATATTAGATTTACAGATAGGAGGTGAACAACACGAAAGACAGAATAAAAGAAGTCAGGAATTATTTTCATGTTACTCAGCAAGAATTTGCAGACAGAATTAAAGTGAAGCGAAACACAGTGGCAACTTATGAAATGGGGCGCAGCATTCCAAGTGATGCGGCAATCGCATTAATTTGTAAGGAATATGGAATAAATGAATTATGGCTGAGAACTGGTGACGGAGATATGCTGATAGATAATCCAAAAGCAATTGAGATTTCTAATTTATTATCAGATCTTCAAAAAGCAGACGAAAATGATTTTAAATGCCGACTTATTTCAGCTTTGGCAAGATTGGATGAAAAAGGTTGGGAAAGTTTAGAACATTTAGTGGACATGATTTCTGAAAAAGAAAAATAAAAAGAAAGACAAGGGCAATGCGCAAGTCCTTGTCTTTCTTTTTTTGCTAATTATTCAATGAATTTTTTTACATAAGCATATATGTAAGTTAACCATTTTGGATTTTTTACTTTTTTTATTAATTTTATAACTTCATCTTGATACGTTTCTATGGTTTTCTTTTCGTCCACATAAATCCCTCCAATATCCCGACACCTCATTCCAGTAGCGATTACCTACATTGTAGAACATATGTTTGCTATCTGTCAATGTTTTCACTGATAGCATCTTTTACAATAAGATAGATGTACCGCATTAAGCGAGGGTCACGGATGCCTTTTATCATCCGCTTGATTTCGTTTTCATAAGTATCAGTCCATGTTTTGCTGCTCTTGCTGTTCATTTCGTCCTTTCCCATTAGATTACCTCCTATCAATGGCTTGACAAGTGCCATTTTTATTTTATAATTATACATGTAATATTTATATAGATTATAACTCGAAACTATAGTCAAGATGTTGGCTAAAATATCGTATTTTTCTTATTAAAAAGAATGAAAAATAGCCAAGATATTAGCCTTTTCGACAGGATGTGACATAATGTTAACGAAAGAGGAAATGTTGAATAACTTTGCACATAACATCGAAGAAGAGCGGAAAAGCCTTGATTTTACGCAAGTTCTCTTTTCTAAGATGCTGGGTGTGTCTGTGTCCACATACAAAAACATCATTTCACGGAAGACTAATAATCTTGACGTTTTCTTAGCACTAAGGTTGTCGGAACTAACGCACAAACCTATCCCTGATCTCTTAGGGTGTTCTTCTAAGGAATACGAGGTATTGGGAAAGTACAGGCAATTGACCGACAGGCAACGTGCGTATATTCTTGGTAAGATGGACTATGAACTCTCTATGAAAGTGCTGGAAACGGATCCAGAAAACATGTTGGATGTTCTATGCCCCACTGGTGAGATGGCTGACGGTATGATATTGGATTCCTCACACGAAGAACGGATATACTGCCCGGAATACATAAAAAAGTACGGTGAGACGTTACATTGTGGTATAAAGATAACGAGCAACCACTTGCTTCCTGTATATGTAAAGGGTGATATCATTTGCATATCCAAAAGAGTACCAAGAAACGGGGATACCGTGATTATTATACACAAAGAAACAGGACGTGCGTATATAAGGCGGTATGTACAGAGAAGTAAGACAAAGTTAGTCCCGATCAACGGCTTCGGTGATGTCATAGAAGTTGATCCGAATAGTTTTGAAGACATGGAACAATGGGTAAGGTTTGGAGTTGTGATTGCGGTATTAAGAAGATAGCATACTATGTATGCGGAGGTACTTATATGCAGAATAAAAAGGTCTTGGAATTAGATAGCTTTTTCGGGAAACTTGTTGCTTGTGATGAATATGTAGAGATTATTCCTATGTATGTAACAGATTCTCGAAAACAAGGGAGAAAATTCTATTATCAAAACATTAGCGGTATAACATGCAAAGAACCAAGTGTTTGGTGGGGGCCTGGATATATACAATTTATAATTCCAGGAGAACAGGCCAAGCAAATAAAATGGATGGACAAAGGCTGGAAGAAGACGGTTAAAAATGATCCAAATTCTTTACTTCTTTCGGTTATAGGAAAAGATTACAAAAAAAGATATAAAGAATTTATGGATTTTCTAAACAAAAAGATAAGCGACAAACCAGAATCTACCGCAGAAGTTGCAAATGATCTAAATCAGCTAAAAGCATTAAAAGAACTTCTTGACTGTGGAGCAATCAATAAGCAAGAATTCGAAGAAAAGAAAAGAAAAATACTTAATAGAATATAATCATAGCATACTATATACTTCTTAAAAAGATAATAAGGAGCTGTTGAAATGCGTCCGAGCCAATATCATTACATAAAGCGTGCTGTAACAAGAACTGCTTACAACCGAAAAATGCAGAAGAAACGTGCTAAAAAGCGTAAGAAAGAACTTAGGAAGAAAAAAAGGAAAGAAAGGCTCTATACTTTTCAAAAGAATTCAGAGAAAGCTTCTGTACAACATGATTCTCCTGGATTTAAAATTACAATTCTTGTATTGGCAGAAATTTTCTTTGGAATATTAACGCTCTTTCAGACGATTAATCTTTTCGCAAACTGGACAATGTGCGTGAAAGAAAATGGTATAATTGGTACTATATTCTTATTCATAATAAATATAGCATTTTTTGGCGGGTTAACATATCTATTCTCATATTTGATAAAAAAAGACAAGAAAAAAGACACTGACACTTTGCAATTTGATAATTGTATATATCATCTTGCAAAAGAAAAATCTCTAACCGATCGTGCCAATGCTGTTCTTGAAAATGAGTACAAAACTCTTGTCGAAGACTTAAACAAATTGGATGTCGAAAGGAAAACTGTTTCAGAAAAAGAAATTAAGATAGATAATATAGAGATTCCATCTGAACATATTAACAAAAGTGAGAAGCAGGATAATGAACATATAAAGGATTTTTCTACTGCTTTCGCTGCTTTGTGTGTTGCAAATTGCGAACTGGACAAAGAGCAAAATTATACAGACGATGTAACAGGTGGAAATGTAAAATATAACGAAAAACGATTTGACAATCTTACGAATGATTCTGTCATAAGTCAAATTGTATCGGATGAAAAAATCAAGGAAGTTTCCGATAAAATCATACATGCATATAGTGAAATTGGATTAATGGTTATGATAGATGGTTCATTATGCACAAATCAATATGTTGTTCTAAAATTAAAACCGATGCATGGGACCAGGATAAATGATATAATTTCCATTCAAAGCTCTATCGAAAGCGCAATTGGAATGAAATCACTAATGAATGTCATGTACAAAAAAGGATATATCGGAATTCTGCTCCCAATCTATCATTTTATAGAAAAAGAAAAAATCCCCACTACTGGCAAGTAATCAGCAGTGGGGATTTTTGGTATTGTATGTAAAGAATATTTGCTCTTAATTTTATTTCACGATGCCGGATAAGAGCCAGTAGGTCGTGATAAGTCCTACTTTTCTGTCCGGTGTAAGTCCTCTGTTCCTCTGGAATACTTCAACGCACTTCCCGAGGTAGTCTGTCCATCCCTCATTGTAAGACAGCTTTGTAAAACCATATACGTCTCTGAGGGTACGTCTAAGCCATCTGATAGCCGTGATACAGTTGTGTGTCTGGCCGGACCATAAGATATGCGTTTTAGCAAAATTCTGTGAGCCGACACCGAATTTGTCATCAACAGACAGTGCGTTAGTATCAAACCCTTTGTTCATGGCTTTCTGCCATTCTCCAACACGGGAATTGTTAAGATAATATCTCTTGTCACCTTTCCAGGATTCATCTACCGGTTTAGGTGCCGGTGCTACAGTTGGTTTCTGTACCGGAGTTACCATACCGCCCAAATCCTTATAGAGATAGTTTACATCTACATTTCCAGGTATTCCAGGAATAGAGCCTTTCGATGTGTACTGCCACATATCAATTCCGTTTACTCCGGCAGATTTAGAGCCGTAAGATGCAATCCACAGAGAATATCCCCATGTCTGACCGATATAGTTCTTGTACCAAGATGTAGATGCATAGATTCCGGCTTTATATCCATGTGCCACCATTGCGTCACAAAATGCTTTTGCATTGGCTTTTGCAACGGACTGTGTTCCCGGCTGTTCGCTGTCGAAATATACAGGCCATGCCGGAGAATGTCCTTTTAAAAGTCTTAATGCATGGTTGATTTCTCCCTGTACTGCACCCGTAGTCTTTGCGTAAGAATACAGATATACACCGTAAGGAATACCAAGACGCTCACATTCAGATACGTTTCTCAGCCATTTTTTATCATCCTGTCCGGTCTGATCTTGTCCATATCCGCATCTGATGATAGCGCCTACAATGCCAGATGCTTTTACTTTTGTCCAGTCGATGTTCCCGTTATGTTCAGAAACATCGACTACCCTATTCAATATATCCCTCCTGTTTTAAATATTCTTTCGTTTCCTCAATCTCTGATGCATGATCTTTCACAAACTTTTCTGCATCTGATTTTTCCATGCTGTAGTGTTCTGCCAATTCGTCTACCGTGTAACCGTAGGCACAGCTTTTGACTGCTTCGCAAATGGTCTCTTCACTCATTTTTTTCATAATCACTTAATTCCCTTTCTATAAAGATACTATAATTATGGAGAAAGTCCTAAAAAATATCGTTCCCGTATTTTTCTGAGTTAAATAAAAACATATGTTGGTGAGCAGTTTTCTGGATGCTTTCCACAACTCACACTTCTGGCTAAGGCTCAGCAACCATATACACAGACTAATGATGTAATATCGGATCAAGTTGATTCCGAAGAAAACGTAAACATATTGGCGTATGGTAGTGGATATGTAAACGGGCATGTATTAACAGTAGCTGTATTTGTTTGCAAATAATTATGCACGTACAATAATATAGTTAATCCGAACGGCTGTTGAGCCTGAGAACACTTTTGAGTATGTAGCATACCATTTATTGCTAAGATACGATGTTCCATCAAGGTGTATTGATTGAGTTGCGTTAGAATCCGCATCTGAAAAAACAACTGTGGTATTTTCGTTTGTAGAACCGGACGTTCCGAACATTTTATTGACATCATCATCGGTAAAAACAGCTACAGAATCATTGTTAGCAGCTATTGTTTTTATTATGGATCCAGCCTTAATATTCGGTATATTTTCATTTAACTTACTAGCATATTCCACGATAGTTTGGTTGTCTAGTTCTGTAAATCTCCAAGTAGATGCAATTCTTTTTTTAATGGAATCAAACAGAACTCCTAGCTTTGCTCTGCTTGTTATTGGAGTAGAATCTTCTATGATAATATCGTCCGTATCGTTCACTTCTGTGACTTGTGGAAGTTCTTTTATGTATTTTCCGTATATTTTCTGCGCTTTTAAATTTTCATTAGCCATTTGCATCATCCTCCTTTGCTACTGCTAATGTTTGTGTGGCCATGCTTTCAAGTTCTGAAACTCTCCGTTCAAGTTCATAGATATCGTCTTCTGTAAGTATTTTTTTTAAATTTACTCCATTATGCCAATAAGGTTGTGAAAGACTTTGAATAACAATATTTGCATTAATATCACCAACTTTTAATTTTACTGAAACGCCAGATTCTTCGCTTTCTGTAGTTGCTTCAAGCAAATTATAACTTGATTCATTTATTTCCCTTTTTAGGTTTCCTGTCATATTCCCTCCGGCTGTCGGGACATAAGGTTGTCCGGATCCGGAGAAAACTTCATTTGCCGGAAAATTAACATCTGTTTCTCCGTTTACTTTTCTTTCACATCCACCGATCGTTACAGTTCTTTCTGCGCCCCATCGTTCTGTAGTAATTCCCTCTGTTCCATCAAAATTTGTGCCATTAATTTTAATACTATTCTTCAAACTCGAAGCTTTTATGTTCGATAATTCGATTGTAAGCGTCTCTCTACCATCTGTATTTCCGTTCCCAATCGCATCTCCTGTTATAGATACCAAAAACGGAGCAGCAAGCTTTATGGCTTTTTCTACTGTCATTAAAGTTTTCAGCATTCCGATAGTTAGTTGCAAATCTTCGTTTTTGGTGTGGAGTAAGACAGTAGCTTCATCCGAAAGGCTATCAGCTTTATTTAATTCTTCTATATATACATCTGCCATTTTATCACCTACTTACTATTGCGTCAGACAAATCATCTACCAGCGTCTCTACTTTTTTCACAAGATTATCATAATCTGTTTTCTTTACATATATTTCATCACTTTTATGTGAAGAATATACAGTCGACGTACTGGTCTGTGTGTCATCGATACCGACTTTCCCGGCCACAATTTGATTAGCTTTATCTATAGCATCTTGTGCTTTTTTCGATGCATTATTCGCATCTTCTATGGCTTGCTGTATGCTTTTTAAATCAGCTTCAAAATCTTCTTTTGTAGCCAGTTCTTTTATTGTCCCTGCGGAAAAGCATATAAAAACTTTTTGATCTTCTACAGCTTCGTCTATAGTAACTGCAAATTCTCCGGGGAGCATCTTGTTTGCATCAAAATCTTTTAATTGCCCCCTACGCATTTGAATTGCCATATATATTCTCCTTTCTATCCAGGAATCCACTGTACAAGCGAAACTCCGGATGGCGGTTGTATTGGTTCCTGTCCTCCACTGCTACCCGAATTTCCACCGGCAGTATAACGTAGTACATAATTCCATCCTCTCGAATAATTATAATATCTGCACACCCATATCTCTGTTCCCGTTTGATCCCCGGCTTCTGGATGTCCTCTTGTAGATGATGCTTGCACCATCTGGCCACCACCGATGTACATTGCAGTGTGATATCTAACATTTAGCAGTACATCCCCTCTTTGCATTCCGGCACCAGTGGCTCTGTTGCAGCTTGCCGTTACATCAGTGAATCCGCAAGCACGAAAAACATTGTACATATTTCCCGTGTAAGTAGCTCCATTTGATTTTACTGGAACTCCGGCTTGTTGCCATGCAGATATTACGAGTGATGAGCAATCATAGTCTGGATTGCCCCAACGATTCGCTTGGCTGTAGCCATGCCTGTTGTCGTTGGCTATTCTGATAGCCCATTGAACCGCACTTTCTGTTTTTGTCATATATCATTCTCCTTAAAGTATCGTACCGCTTGCTGTTCTTCCACCGACCAATTTCCCGTTTTTGTAATCTAAGTAACTTCCATCCGAGAATACTGCACGTCCAGTTTTTGTTTGTCTTCCTCCAGTTATAAGCTTGTCTGTATTAATGCTAATTGAATTGCCCCATATCTCGGTAGTTCCATTATTTTTAAGGATTACAGAAGAATGTCCACTACCACCATATGCATACATACTCAATCCTTCTGAACCATCGCTTGCAGATTTTACATATTCTACTATTCCGACCAGTGTACCTTTTCCACCATATATTTCAACGTATCCATTATTTATCCTAATGGCATATTTGTCGTTCGGATCATTTGAGTAATATCCGTTTACCCCTAATGTTCCGACAACTTTTCCACTTGCATTTTCGATAGCGCAATGCCCGTTTGTGTTGTTGTAACCACCAAGCGTCAGAGTTCCAGAATGTATCCAGTCACAGTTAATACCTACAGCGGAAAGTACATTAACTACTGCATTGCCATTAGAATCCAACCCGGCGTTCCATGTCTTACCACCATCTGTAGACACTGCAAATGCATCACCAACCATTTTCCAGATAATGTTCGAATCTTCCAACCGTTCTTTGTTATGGAGATAAAATATAACTGATTTATCTTCTTTGATTTCTTCAGTCTTAAAAAATCCCATTCCCTGTGTCATTAAGGCTGTAAGGGACTGAACGGCTTCATCATATTTACTGATTTTTTTTTCGGTAATTTCCGAAGATTTTTGAATAGCTTTGGTTTCTGCGCTTACGTATTTACTACTGTTTCTCACAGAATTTTCAGCCGAGCATTTAAGTTGAGTAAATCCAAGAAAGTTAAATGTAATGTCTGTAAGAATCGTCCTGTTCGTCTTTCCGGCACGATCAATCACATAGGCAAGATCCATAAACTCTGCCAAAGGATAAGATAAATGTTCACCAGAAAAATTCATAAATGTTAATCCTACAAGCTTTGCCCCAACTGTATTTACGAGAAGATTTTTATCTTCAATAAGCGAATTTTCTATTGACAAAATGTACCCATCAGTGCCGTAAGTATATGTGTTTTCATTATCCGTTGTTTGCACGCCTGTAATCTTTATGTTTTCAACTCCGGTTGTTAACCCGATCTTCCACTGCGTTAAAAAGTGGAAATTATCAGCCAGCTCAAATGTTCCATCATCGGCATTGTTTCCACTTGCGTAGTAAGTAGTGGCATCGGAAAGAATATATCCGCTTGCCTCTTCCGTATCTACCGAATGAACGCCTAATGTACGTCCGTCTCTAAGCCGGAATCCATCATGTTGCTTTGATATTAAGTGATAAGGATTTCTCTGTTTTCGTTCTACCGAACGATACATAATCCCGTAAGAATCATCCGTTAACATCTCTAATCCATCGTCAAAATAGCCACCGTCCATGTTAGAACCGCTTGCGTACAACTCTTTGTTCCAGTCAAGATCATCGTAGAAAAATTCATTAATATCATCACCAAAACTTCCACCAGACATATCGGAATATGTCGCATACTTTTCCGTGATGACATCTGTCTCAAATTGACCGCCGTCATAGTTTTGCCTTGGATCATCAAACCACCCGCCATCAAGATCGGTCATTCCATCAAAAAGTGTCATGTCGTAATCTGTAATCTGTAAATGGTTGTCTGCGTTCATCCATGCATTTCCACCAGCGATCATGGATATTAATCCAACAACCTGTCTGTGAGTAGTGTTTGTCGGTGCTTCTTTTACGGTTATATCTTCTCCGTTAAAATGCACTGTGTCTAACTGTACTCCGCACGTTCTGCAAGAATCTATCAATATTTCAGACAGCTTGAGGGGGTATTTTAAATGTGTCGTGTAATCACGATCAAGCTTATATGCATCATCGTAAGCAGAAAAGCTTACAGTATCCCCATAGCTTTCCGGGTCAATTACGGTATAAGTGCCACTTTTTATAGTCAGATCACCTATATCCGTGCTAATTGACTTATACAATGTTATCTTTGCACCGAGAAAGCTATGAACTCTATATCTGTCATCTGCGTTGTATAGTTTTACTGTAATTTTTCTGGACACAACATTACCGAGTGGCAAGCTTTGTGTACCAGCTCCATCAACAATGTTGTTGCCAGATATTAAAAATTCGGATCGGCCAAGATTTAGCACTGTGCCATCCAAGAAAGTAACCCTTGCAGATGGATACCAGTCACTACGTCCGTATATAGCTTTCTTATATGCATTGCTAATGTGTATCATAGTGGATTCACCCCGATTATGTTAAAACTAAGGGATTTGTACTTTTCTTCTCCCTCTTTTAATGTCCCGATATCTACGCTTCCTTGTGTGACATAAAACGGTGCTTCTCTCCATCTTCCGTAATACACGGAAAAATAATATAGTTGCACCTGTCTCTGATTTACAATCATCTGTAGCAGACTTGACATTTCTGATATACTTATGTCGCTACCCTCATAAGCGTAAGATTCTACCGTGAACATCGGTTCATTGCACATAACTCCGCTCATTAATCGCTCTGTTCCCTCTGTAGAGGTAGTTGCAAAGCTGAATTTGAATGTGTCTGGCTGATGAATAGTCCGACCATTAATCTTAATCACTTGCTGTGCCATTTTACCTACCTCCCGAGTTCGAATACATTCTGTCCATTGGACATCTGCATTTCTTTTGCTGTATTAATAAGCTGTTCAAGTACAGTACGGCTGTCCAGATTTACCACAAGCTTTATCATTCCTGTACCTTTACCGCTTTCTTCACTTACGATTTTTCTTAACAGATTTTCCGGCATCTCCAAATTGTTTCCCTTTGTCTGGTCACCAAGCACCGCTAAAAACGGATTTCCGGCCGGAATAACTGCCCCTTGTGCAAGATATGGAATTCTGGTGTAATTTGCATGGGATAGATTAATTCCTTTACCGCCAATACCTGGAACCCAATCCGGTACTTTAATGTGATTCAGTCCGTCTACCAACCCGTTAATTGCATTAATAATTGCTCGATTCAATCCGTTAAAAAGGGCAATAACCATATTTACAGGTGCTTTAAAAATTGAGTAGATTAAGTTAGCAGCTCCACGGAGTATGTTTAGTATTCCTTTTAGCGCCATATCTACATTCCCCGTAAATACTCCTTTTAAAAATGTGACAAACCCAGAGCATATCTGTTTAATGCTGTTAAAAATCCCTTTAAAGCTGTTAAGAAAAACTTCCACTACATCTCCAAATACTCCGAATTGAGCGTGCCAGTCAGTGGCAAATACTCCTTTTATCCAGTCTATAAGTTTTGCCATTGTATCTTTAAGCTGATCCCAGTGAGTGATAATTAATACAATAGCTGCAACAGCTAACGCAATGGCAATAGGTATTACATTTGAAGCAACTGCAAATCCATCGAAAGCCGTAACGATCATAGAAATTGCTCCTGATAATCCCCCAGCACCAGTGAATACGCCTATAAGACTTATAATGGCACTTCTTATTCCAAGTACAAGAGGTGATATCTTCGATGATGCAAAGACTCCAAGCAGTGCAGCTCCAATGGCATCAACAATCCACTGATGTTCACCGAGAAAATTAAACAAGCCAGCAAGTACATTAATAAGTGCCGGAAGACCGCTCTCTATCAGCCATGTAAGCATCGGCAATATAATGTTCGTATACACTCTTTCTAAGAAACTTCCAATAGCTTCTATCAGCGGTGACATAGATTCAAACAAATTCTTAATCGAATTAAGTAACGGGTAAAAGTTCAACGATCCCGCCCACTGAGCCGTATCCCACACAAGACGATTGATGATATCAAGTACCTTTTGGAAAGCATCTGCTATAGCCTGTATAATGGCCGTTCCTACGGCATTTTTATTCCAAGCTATATCTAATTGCCTTGCGATATTCCCGACCGTTGTAAGCAGTCCCTGTGCGATCTGTAACATGGTAGACAGTATCTGTGTGCCTGTACCATTCGTCCAGACTTCCAACATACTACTGCCTACACTCTTTGCCAGTGCTCCCAGCTCCGACAATGCATACTTAGCAGCATCAATTGTGTTCTTTCCCTCACGTTCCCACGCTTCTTTAAATGGTTGGAATATCTGCCCCAGTACATCCTTGATTTTTTCGAAAATCGGCGGTGCATCTATTGGAACTTCTTCAAACATTTTGCTGATCGGTGTTCCGTTTGCACCGGATCCAGACGGTGTTGTGTCGGTATCCTTATTTGTCGTGTACCGATTAATTTCATCGAGCGGTGACAAGTAGTCTTTTGCTGCTTTTGTGGCTTTCTTCGTAGACTTGGCGGTCTTGTCCAGACTTGCAGCATAATCTTTTTGTACTGCCAATGCCTTTGTGTATGTTTTATTCCCGGCAAGATACCCGAAAAACATTCCTACATAGGTTATGGCTGTGCTGATAAGGTCAATGAAATGTGACAGTATCGGTGTGATAACTGTCAGAATCGGACTGAAAGCTGTAGCAAATGCATTTTGCAATCTTACAAGACTTCCCCACAAAGTAGATATATTTGCGTTTGTGGTTTTGGAATATTGAGCAAGATTATTGAATCCACCTATTATTCCTTGTGTAAGAGCACTAAGAATTCGAAAAACACCGCTAAACAATAGAGACATCGTAAGCATTCTTCCGATACTCATTCTTGCTGATCCGGCTGATTTACTTGTATCTTTAAAGGATTTGCTTAATTTTGAATTTGAATTCGCTGTTTTGTTATTCGCACTGTTTACACCAAAAAGTTTCTCCTTCAAAGAGACCAAACCAGTACCGTAACTTGCAAGTTTGCTTTTAATGCCAGAATACGATGTGTTTAATCGGTTCTGCATATCAGCAAGTTTTCTTTCTGCGGTCGCAAGTCTTTCCATGTCTGCCTGTGCTTCTTTGGTGTTCACACCAGTCGAAAAGGCTTTTCCAGAAACTTCCAGATCAATAAGCTCCGACCTTGCGTATTTAATAGTGTTTGCAAGTTCATCTATGTCATACTGCATTTTTTTATAAGTCGAAGTGTTCTTTTTCCCTCCGTTTGCTACAAAACGTTCCTGTGATGACATAAGCTGATTGAGTTTTGCTTCTGCTTTTGAAATTTGGTCGGATATTTCCTTGTATTCCGTGGTTGGGATGCGCTGATTTGCATAGGATGCTACCTTTTGGCGTAACGATTCTACCTTTTGCTCTTGTGCGATGTATTCGTTATTCAGTTTTGCAAAAGCATCTATTTGCTTGTTGATGGCGTTTTTTGCAGACGTTCCCAAATTATCCACCCTGTCTGCTGCTCTTCGCAATCCGGCTTCAATTTCTTGTGAACCCGCCTTTATACCATCAGTTCTGATTTTTGTGTTAATAACAATACTTCCATCTTCTGTCATGTATTGTCCTTTCTACCGCTAAATATTTGCGGTCAGCGGGTATCTCCACATGATACCCGGTTAATTATTTACGAGTCCGAATACTCTTCTTAATTCTTCTTTTTCTTCTTCGCTTCGCTCTGGTGTCGATTTAAGGTCAACAAGTTCTTTGTTACTAGAATAGAATTCTTTTTCCCAACTATCCAATTTCTTCCCTTTCGAGACTTTTTCACGAATGTTAGTTATTGTGCTGAACAAAGATTCTCCAATCTCCATAAATAGTCCCATGAATGTCCACCAATGTAAGTACTCTTTATCACGAATATCCTCATGTGCCACTTTATTAATGGCCGGAATTAGAATCTTTGCATCTTTTTTCCAATCCATAAGTTGCGGTTTTTTCTTATCTCCCTTAAATCCGCAGTCAATAAACTCTTTCGCCGTCTTTAAAGCTTCTTCCCAGTCTTCCGTTGGAAGATTATCAAAGTCTTCATAGAATATAGCCAGAATCGTTGTGTATATCTCCAAGTTTTTTTCTTCCTCTGACATTCCGGCCACTATATCGGGATCATTAATAGCACAAAGAATATCTAACACGGCTCTGTAATCTGAGCGTATTCGATATTCTTTGCCGTTTACTTTAACGGATTTCGGAAGTTTCCAGACATCCATTAGTTATGGTACTTGGCCACATACTTATTTACACGGCGCTGTACCTTTGTTACGTTTGTGTTCAGTTTTGTTTCAATGACTTTTGCAACACTGTCAATTACAATTTCGAGGAAAATTCTTCCATCATCCATTGGTGAAAACGGTCCGAGAACCTGGAAAAACGCTTTTTCTGCATCTCCATTAATCAAATAAGACATTTTCTCTGAAATTTCTTTTTCTGCTTTTCTGGCAGCTTCAATGCTGTCATCTTCCGGCATCTTGTAATTTTTCCAAAATCGAACGACTTCTTCGTATCTGTCAACAATGTTAGTGTCAGTCGGTGCGAACACTATACTTCCAAGAGTTTCACCAAACTGGTTTTTGATCGGAATTTTGACTCGGCCATCATTTATCTTAATAACCAGTTCGCTATCATTTCTTTTTTTTGGTAACTTGTTGCTCATATTATTCCTCCTGTTAATAAAGCGTTACAGTACTTCTTTTCCTGTAGAAAGACTATGTGGGATTGTTCCGGCTGTGAATTCTGGATTGCCAGAAGCAAGCGAAGCGGCACTTACATATCCCTCTGTTCTCTTGCCGTCAGAAGATACTTTAAACGGAATGTTTACGCCAGATGTATCTCCACCATAAGACTGAGGTTTTACCATAACCTCTTCGACATACGCAAGGTGGTTTTCTGCACTTGTATCTTCCACAAGGACTTCCAACATAAGTGTTTTGCAGTCCGCTCCTTTCAATCGTTTCATTGCAATATCCCTAATCTTCGGATACAGCTTTTTGTCAGGGTTTGCATAGTATGTATCTGCATCCATAGACGGCTCATATCCATTATCTGTGGTTTTTGTCTGACCAAGAATGTTCTTCTTTGTCTCTGTATCCGGGTTCAGATCAACCGACATATCGTCAATGTCATCACCAAGGATTTCCCACGTAGCACTTGCTGCTGTCTGTTTGAAGCTATAGTCCAGATAATGTGCGAGTGCTTCTCTGCTAAGATTTCCCATATTATAGTCCTTTCTACCGTTAACTTTTTACGGTCAGCGAACATCTCCTATTGATGTCCGGTTAATTAGTTCTTATGAATACATTTCTGTATTTAAGAGACATACTAATCACCCAGTCTTGCACATTGTTTTCGTAAGTCTTGTCAAGATATGATGGTGTGATTCTTGTAATCTCTTCTATTTTTCGTTCTTCTGTAAGTATTGGGTAAGATGTAAGCCTATGCTTTTCGCCATCAATCACGACTGTTTGTCGTTCCAGCCATTTACCTACACTATCAAGAAATTCCTTGATATCCGCTTTCATATTCGGAGAATCACGGGATGTCCTGTACACGATATAGAATGGGTAGTTGCAAAGCTGATTTACCTTGCCTGTTACCGATTTTTTCTCCTGTGCAATCACCGCACCGGATACCGGATAGAATGCTATTCCATCATCTTCTTTCAGAGTGGAGAATTTAAACACTTCTCCGGTTTCCAATCCAGGATACTCATTCAGCAAATCTTTAAGTGCATTTGTTACAATGTCGTATCCGTCAACATCGTATTTCACTGTTTTTTTACTATCCACCGCCTGCACGTTTCTTCACTCCTTTTACCCATGTATCACCAAATTCATCTTTAGCAGCATCAAACCAATGGTCTGTTGCAAAAGGATTTGGCACTTTCGAAAACTGGATATCACGGTCTGTCACGACCTTTTTTGCTTTTGGTCTCGCCCAAGGTGAACCTGTTTCCTGGTCTACCATGACTTTTCCCATGTACAAAAATCTTGCGTAAGGACCATATCCGGCATAAACCTTTCCACTACCTTTCAAAGCTTCGTTCTGCGTATTGGTTGTATCAATCAGCATCCCGTCTCTTTGTGGAATATACTTTTTTGTGCCTGTCCATACCTGTTCATCTAACCAAAGTTGAGCATCTTGGAATTGCTTTTCGAATCGGTCAAGGTTCACATTTACTTTGATGTCAGCTTCAACTATCGAGATGTTCGGAAAATGGAGCATTCTGCTACGTGCCATTTACTTTCCCCCTATCTCAAAATGTGGGATAAGTGTGTATGTTCCGACATTTGTGATTAAGAATACATTGTCGTGATTTTTGTTCATATAATCATAAAAGCCACCATCTCTCCGGCTCTGATAATCTTCGTCTGCTATCATCTTTTCATCATGTTCGCCCTCAATGAAAAAGTCACCGCTTGCAAATGTGACGGTATGTCCAAGCGTATCGTTAATTTGTTTCGCCCATTTTTTAGGCTCAAGATACTTTTTTCCAGCTACTACTTTTTCATCTGATACCATGCGATACAAAACATGGAGCGTTGCCGTGTCAGCCGTATCAAGTCCTGTCTTTTCGATGTTTGCGGATTTATCAACAATGAGTTGAACACCTTTAATTACGGTCGGATACCAAAATATTTCATCTTTCTGATTCGTGTATTTGTTGAATACAGTTATGGTTTTGCTATACATTGGTATCACCTCTCGTTAATAAAACTTCTTACCGCATTTTTCACACTTCCATATGTGCCTTGTTTCTTTTATCCCGTTTCCGATATCTTCCGGATACGTTCCGGCATGGATTTTCTTTTTGTGTTTGCAAAATAATCTTTTAATAATTCCCATTGTTCAAATCCCTCTATATAGCAAGTACACTCCGTTATCATCGGTAACGTTAAAAAGATAGCTAACCGCTGCTTCGAGAAGCAGTTTTTTCTCTTCTTGCACATTGGTAGCTGCTACGGTATACCGATTGCTCTGGCTGTTCCCGTTAGCGTAAGATATGCTTTCATTTCCAGAAGAAACAGAAGAGACGGTCTTATTTACGACCGTCCCATCTTCTCTCTGTATGGTTCCTATGGCATCCATAGAAGCTTTTTTAGATTGATCTATCTTATACATTTCATCAGCTACTGCACATACAGCTTTTTGAACTTTTGTTTCTGCTCGCTCATTTTCTGGAAGTCCATCGACAAGGCGATCCATCGTGTAGCTATCTACGCAGTCACTGGCTCGCTCTGCATATTCACGAAATTCGCTTTCTGGAATTGTTTTTCCAAAAAATTTTTTTGTATAAAACTTATAATCTGTGTACGCCATAGTGTTTCACCTAATTTTCCTGTTTACTAGAATTTGATCTGGCTTTAGTCTTTCCAACTGAAATTTCTTTATATTTTTGTGGATTGTTCTCCATCAACCGAGCACTCGTTTCGTTCTCGGTTGATAAGATTCTTCCTGTTTCCAAGTCTTCAAACTGTCTCATGCTTACTCACCTTTCTTGTTCTTGAAGATAAGGTCTGGCATTACAGATTTTGTTCCGTAATGGTAAAAGAGTTCGATGCCGTATGCTTCTGAAAGAGGAATCTTCTCAGCGCTGTATGGTGTGGATTTAACAGGCTGTGCGATAGCTCCATCCACCATCACGATCACATCAACGTCTGTCGGCATGTGCACACATGAGAATGTTTTTACGCCATGATAAGCGTAGAACTCTTCGTCAGACACGCCAACACCTGGAACCGTAACCTTGTCAAGATATGTGCGGATTTTTCCGTAGAATTTAGGTGTACAGATCATGTTCATCATAGAACGAGGTACTCCGTCCACATATTCATTCTTGGTGGTTTCGCACTGCTGAATCATGGTTTCAGCCTGTTCCTCAATAGCTGTAATACCTGTCAGATCAACTTCTGTCGCATCTGCTCCGGCAACTTTGAAGAACTCAGTGTCGAGTTCTGCGATCATTCTAAGTGCATGGTTTGCTGTTCTTTTTGCGATAAGTCCCTCTACTCCGAGAAGAGATACGTCTTTCTGTTCAACCTCTTCTACGATTTCCTTATCTACATTAATCGGAATCGTAACCGGCTTTCCTTTTACTCCATCACCTTTAGCTGCACCTCTGGCAGTTCCATAATTCTTAGATGTCGCATTTGCGAATCTTTTCGCTTCTACGGTTCCGGCTGATGGATCACCGGAAAGTTCGGTATTCTTCATTTTTCCAGAAATAGTGTTCTTCTGGACGTTTTCAATGACCTTTCCGTACTCTTCTGCAAGAAGCATTTTTCCGGTTGGGTCAAGTAACATATTTAACGATGTAATTCTTGTTGTTTCTGCCATTTTTGTTCTCCTTTAATTCTTTAAGGTCAACGGCTATCTCCTATTGATAGTCGGTTCACAGTATGGTTTTACCAAACAGTTCCAGGAACAAACGGCTCTGCTTTCTGTTCACTTCCACCTTTTTCTGTAGGTGTAGTGAATACTGGTGGTGTCTTACCATCAGCCACGAAAGCATCTTTCTGAGATTCTTTCAATTCTTTCATGTAATCATCAAGACCAAGAATCTTTTCGCCCTCACGTTTCAGGCCTTTATCCTTAATCATGTTGATAATGCCAGTCTTGGCAAAATCAGAACTGAATTTTTCGCCCGCAAGAGCCTTTGTCAGAACGTCATTGAAGTCTCTTTCTTCAATCTTCTGGTTGTACTCTTTTTCACTGGCATCAAGCTTGTCTTTCCATTCTTTTTCTGCATTCTCAGCTTTCGTCTTCCACTCATCACGTTCTCTTGTGATCGCATCGAAGTCTTTTCCCTCGAACCCGTCCAAAGTCTCTTTCGCTGTTTCATACTGTGTTTTAAAGTTGTCACGTTCCTGTGTCAGAGTTTCTACTTTTCGTGTCTGCTTATCATAGTCAGATACACTCTTGTAATTCTCTTTCACTGCATCTTCGATTGTCTTTTTCTGCTCATCTGTAATTTCAAGACCAGCATCCTTGATAATCTGAATAATATTTTTCATGTTGCATATCCTCCTCAACGTCCCTTATTAACCGCTTCGTCTGCGGTAGGGATTCAGACAGATGAACCTCTGTCGGGGTAATCGGGATACACGGAATCGAACCGTGGACATAAGTCTTTTTTCAAAGAGATGATTGTGACTTTTGTTCTACCATTGAACTATATCCCGTTAGTGGTTGGTGTAAGTGTTCCCTCTATGCAGTTCCAACCACTGTTACGGCTATTTGACGGTCAATCTGCATATTGTTCCGTAACTAACTCTATACAGAAAAAGGATAGCCGGATATGAATCCATGCACCATACTGTGCACTATCCTTTGCGGGATGAAAATTTATCATTTTATATTTTTAGGAGGTAACATAAGATGACGGTTCCCTAAGTCCGCAACCTTAGGGGAAAGCCTAACGGGCGTTTGACTGCCCTTTAATCAGCATTCCGCTATTAGGCTTTATTGAAAGGAGGTGTATCAAGAAAAGAAAATGTCCTATGTGATTCACCATGTTTATTGTATAATGTAGAGGGCATAAACTTGTCCCCCGTGATAGAGTTTATCAGGAGTCATTAGGTGTTATTTAAAACCTTTTACATCTCTGCAAGCTTTTTAATTTGTCTCTGAATTTCTTTTCTTTCGTCAGCAAAATCTGAGTCCATCACCATAGAAGAAAGCATATCGTATACCTCTACCATGAGTCTTCCAACGCTTTCCATCAGTTTGTCTTTATGTGCCTGATCTCCGTTCTGTTGATACATCTCTTTCGCCATAATGTACTGGTCATATAGTGAATCAATGTTTTTGTCGTACTTTCCGTTACTGTACTTCTTGATAAGGTTTTCCGATGCATCCGCAATCATCCCCGGTACGCTTTCGCATTCCAAAGATTTCATATTACACAATGTAGATGTAATCATGTACATTGCCTGTAAGTTAGACATATTTAAGTCTTTCTTTGCAGATGCTTTCTCACGTTCAAGCTGTTCTTCCAAAATCTTTTTGATCTCGCTCATTTATTACACCTCGATTCCTTTCATTTTCTTTTTGTATTTGTCGTGAATCTCCGATTGAATTTCTGTGATGTATACCATGTCGTATCCGGTAGATATGAGGTCGTTAATCATACATTCTACAGTTTTTAATTCTTCGCTTACATCCTCTACCAAACATTCCACAAACATAGCATCAGACACATGGCCGTTTTCTCTTAGCGTGTGTGCGTACTGTTCGTACACTTCCTTTGTTTCGGATTCCCAATTGTGGTACTCAACAAATCCATCTTCTACGGCTTTCTGCTTTGTGCTTTTCCCAACGTTTAACCGTTTGGCCGTTCTCCACGCATCCGGGATAACATTCACTTTTCCATCAAATACATCATCAATAAGCTGATTGTGATGGTTTATAAAATATCGGCACACTTTCCTACGTTCCAAGCTTTCCGAAATGTGCTGGTACTCATGCATCCGCTTAAAGCCTTTTAAGCCAAGGAAATCGAAGTAGTCAGCAAACTGTCCGTGCATCATGACCGCTCCGATAAACCGTTCATTGATTTCGGCAAAGATTTCTTTCGGAGTTTTAACATCTAGGTTGCTTTTAAAATCAATCATAGAAACTCACCCCTTTTCTATGAGAGCTTTTTAATGATGATATTCGCATCCTTAACCAATGTTTCGACTGTGCCAACATTGCCAACCGATATAGTGACGCTACTTCCGGCCGGAACTGCAATCAATGTAGTTGCACCGACATTCTGATACACATTTGCTGTTGCTACTGTATAGTCCATTTCTGTACCGGAAATCGGTTCGCCGTTCTGCTTGATAGATAACGCTACTGCGCCTATTGCAGATGCCGTAACGTTTCCGTTAAACTCGACTTCGACCGCCATCGGCAGATTCCCACGGTTTGTGATTTCAAAAAGCCCACTGCCGTTGTCATGTGCAAGCCACCCTGTGTTACAAGCACATCTACGGCTTTTCACTCTTGTTTCTGTAAATAATACATTCTGATTTGTTGCTACTGTCTGAGCATTTTTAGCAATAGAATTTAACATATTTTTTCTCCTTTCTTAAAAAAGAGAGCAAGCGCATGCCTACTCTCTTTGATCTTCGCAAGACTACTTTTTCGTAGATATGGATTCTTCCAACATGCTTATGATTTTGTTTTGGTTTTCAATTATTTTCAAAAAGTACTTACTGTCTTGCTCATGCAAGTGTTTTTCGATGTCAGAATTACTCGCCTGTGATAGATCGCTGTTAAAATTCGCTATCTGCAAAGCAACTCCGTACACTGTCAGAAAGTCAAGTAGTGATATATCGTTCACTTACATCACATTCCCACTTGCACAGCAACCATTACCGAATGCGTTATACGCAAAGTATGGACTGCAAGACATATAAGCCGGTTTTGGTGTCGGTCTCACCGCATCAATAATGTTATTGGTCTGTGAAACCTGTGAAATCTGCCAGTATGCTGTCTGCAAATCTCTGTCACGATCAGCGAGCTTGTCTCTCAAGTTCTGAATAGTGTTATCCTGGATTAACTGGCGTGTAGCCTGTCCATCTGCTAATATGCTTTCTTTGATATCACAGCAACACTGTGCCATCTGTGCCTGCATGTTCTGTGCCTGTAATGCTGCATCATATCTACTCTGTAAGATCTCTTTCTGTGTGTTGCAGCAACACTGAGCCTGCTGAGCCTGTAAGTTCTGCAAGCCGAGCTGTGTGGTATAGCGGTTCTCTAATACGTCTCTCTGTGTCTCGCAAGCTGTGTTAGACACATTCTGATTTGTGTTAAAGATATCTCTTTTCACAAATTCGTCAGAGATAAAAGCGTCCTGTGCTCCGTTGTTGTTTCCCCATCCGTTACCGCAAAACAGGAAAGCAAGAATGATGATCCAGAACCATCCACCGTCACCCCACATGTTTCCATCGTTGTTTCTTGTGACTGCTGCTACATCGGCAGCACTAAGTGTGTTTAATCCCTCGTTCATGTTGGTTCTCCTTTTCTTTTATTTATCAAGACGTGTGCACTCCGTCCGGATATCACTTTATTTTATTAATAATATCGTTTGGATTCATGCCATTTTGCTGGCACATCTCCATAAATACATCTTTCGGGTTTCTTCCTTGGCACATATCCATAGCCTTTTTGATGTTCGGGTTGCTCTGCGCCATATTCTGCAACATTGCTCCGGGATTCTGCGTGTTCTGCACCATCCCCATCATTTTTTGAATCATTCCGAATGGACTGTTGCCACCCGGCATACCGCCCATCATTCCCATTAACGGATTACTCATGCGTCAGCTCCCCTTTCTGTTCTTCCGGCTGAGGTTTTAATGTATCCAGTAATTTGTTGAATTCTTCTCTTGTCACGTACTTAGCGTCCATGTTTTCCACTACAGGTTGTGGATTGTTCGCCTGTACCTCATGGAATTCAAAAGCTTTAAACGTAACACTTCCCACACCGTCAACAGATTTAACGTAGAAATACGGTGCATTGTTATCCATCATCCAAGCCGTAGTTCCCGGCTGTACAATCTGATTTCTTGCCCCGTCAATTCCGGTTACCTGTATCCAGTTTACATTCGGCTGTGCCTGTGCCTTGTATTGCTGTTGAGCCTGTGATAAGTTGTCTATCCGCTGTCGTAATGCCATCTGGTCTTGCATATAAGCATCTTGTGGCATGTACGATGTATATGGCATATATGGATTCATACTCATACCTCCTGTAAATTAATATTTGTTGTTCTCTATGCTTTCATTTTACGCATAAAAAAGAGACCTTAACAGTTCGTTAAAGTCTCTAAAAAGTATCACTTATTCTCCTGTATGACAAATGTTTGTAATCTTTCCGTACACATCTTCATACAGCTCCTGTTTGTCCCCGTTATATGTGTACTCAGCATAAATACCATCTCCTCTGACGGTAGTAGATGCAAGACACTTGTAATTCTGCAATGTCTTACATGACCAAACGATAAATACATTGCTTAAATCAATTGGTGTCTCCGGTCTATTCTTCTGATACCATTCAACAAGTTTCTTCTTGCATACACTCTGAAAGTGATCCATTCCTGTGATAATCATGATTAATCCTCCTGTTCTGGCTGAACATTTCCGCATCCACGGCAATATGTCTTTCCATCAACTTCTTTTGTACACATACAGTTGTGTGCTTCATCGCATTTCGCTTCATTCACTTCTATATAATCTTTCATAATTTTCTACTCCTCATAAATAATATCCAAACCATAAGCAACCGCAGCATCATGCTCAATCTTGCATCCTCTTGCATTTTCCCAGCCTTTACAGAAGTACGCTGCATGGCACAGAGACATATTCTCTAAGGACTTAGCAAGAAAACATAATGGAATCTGAACTACTCCACGTTCTTTCATAGATTCATTACTGTACCATTCATCTGTAAAAAGAGTATTTACAATCTCATACCCTTTTCCCTCAAGAACCTTAATTGCTTTTTCTCTTGTTTCTACAATTTCTTGATCTGTCTTTCCAGCCATTGGCTGACTTAACATTGCTTTCATTATAACATTCTCCTTTTCTTACAATGCTCCTATTTCTTCAAATGTTTTCATAATTTTAGGAAACTGAATAGCAAACCAGTCAACGATTGTTTCTTCATGTCCGAACTGTTTATAATGTTCAAAGTTTGCCTGTAATCCGCTTTCAGCAAGAAAAGCATGTATGATTTCATGCCTTAATTGCTTTTTCATAAGCTTTTCAAAATCACCAACTTCGTTTACATTATTGTTTCTGATTTTGATTACATGCGCTGTGTAATCGCAAAAGCCATCAATCGTTTCTTCTTCAAACGCTTCTCTAATTATTTCGTATTCCGTTCCAAGAATATTTACTTTTTGCATTTATTCCTCCACTAACTCAAATCTGTACTTCTGCTTCGCATCCGGGTATTTCTTTCTGTCTACTTTGCCAACAAACATTCCATAAGGTCTGCACCACACGCCATTAGAGCATTCATAAACTACCTTGAACTGTCCCGGCATTTCGCTATCCTGTGCAATATACAGGACTTTCACTGTCTCGCCCTTGAAGTGCCTGTACACCTGTCCCGGTTTAACTCTTCTGTTACTCACTGTCGGCGGTTCTCTGTTGAAATACTTCTCGCATTCTGCCAATTTGCAATTCTCTTGCATAAGTGGATGCTTTTCATCCAGTTTCTTAATCTCTGCTTTCTGTACATGAATGTGCTGTCCTACAAGCGGGAATCCACAGCCATAAAGCATTTTCGCCTTAATATGGTGTGGTTCAAGTCTGCCTGTCGGGTCTATGAGATATCCACTTATTTTAAAAATCTTAGGTATCATATAATCACCTCTTTGCACCTGTTATTTTGTTGTGCTCTTCTTCAGATATTGGTTTTGCTCCAATTAAGCAAAAAGTATTAGTTTCAGCTCTTGATCCGTAATATGCTTTGAAATCTATTTTTTCTGTATGGACATTTGTAAAGTGCTCAAAAGGTTTTACAAATTCAGCAGTTTCAAAAACAGGAATATACGCTATATGTCCATGTTTATATTTCTTTCTTCCTTTTTCGTCAATAATCAAACCAGCGTTAAAACTTATTTCACCGAACCCAAGTGCTCCTAATACTTCTTGCCCAGTTGCTTCGATGTACGCTTTACAAGGTTTTATATCTTCAAGCCACATACCTATACAACCCTTTCAATCTTATCATTCACTCTTCTACTCAATCTCTTGACTGTAGACACACTCACATTCATTTCTTCCGCACAGTCCTCTAAAGGCATAGCTTTAGCACGGAGCCGGAACAGTTTTAATTCATCCGATGTAAAGTTGCATTCTAACTCAAAATAGTCAAGTTCTGGTCGTGTAAAAGAGTATATTTTCATAATTCCTTTGGTTTCTTGTCCGTCATAGCATTTACAAGCTCGTCCCGAGTTTTTTTTAAACCCTCAATGTTATTCCCTGTGATTTTATTTTCGATCAAATTAAACATACTTCTCATTAATAGATTCATATCATCCCTCGTATTCCTTATGTTCTTATAATCGTTATCAAGTTTCTGATTAATCCCTGTGATAGATGTTTCAATGTTCGTTATTCGCTTTTCAATCTGTTCTATACGGTTGTCCTGTTTTTCTTTTGGTGCTTTCCATGATTTGTACCACCCGGAAAGCACAGCAACAGCGCCACCGACAACAGATATAGCACCGCATATAGCAAGTATCTGTGTTATTAGTTCCATGTGTTACGCTCCATAATTCAATCCGATTCCGGCTTGCCTGTATATCTCTTTTCGCATTCTCTCTTTCAGTTCCTCTACATCAATAGTGACTGTCGTGTTTTCTGCAATCTTTACATTTCTGTAATCATGAGCATTTAATACAGGTGATGCCATGTCTTCAATAATCGGTGAGATAGCAGGAGTAAGATACGCTTCTTTCTCCAACCGCTTATTCTTGCACTTGTCCTTAAATGGACACTCTCTGCACATTTTTGCCATTCTTGTTAATCCACTCATTTTACATCACCTTTCGTATTAAGATATCTTTGTGCTGCTTTTGCTGATCTCACAGCTTGTGGCCTATCCCACTGTGCTACACGTAGCCGTTCCGAATATTCTTTAAGGCCATTTTCTTTGCAGTAATCACGATACTGCTTATTCTGCCGTCTGAGTACCGCTGACTTGCGGTCATATGCCTGTTGCAATTCGAATTTAAGCTTATCATCTCCGCTTGCATCTATAGCAGTCTGCAAATTCTGAATCTCTCTCTTGCTGTTGCGAATGCGCCTTTCCATAAGCCGTTGCTTTTTCGCACGCTCTTCCGCTTTGATGTTGTCTTCGCTCGACAGGTCGATATCTGCATACGGATTGTTTTCACCGTCACCGGACCCGAAAGAGTGTCGGCAATTCACGCCACACAACCCTGTCACCGTTCCGTAGCCTGTTGATGTTCGGAAGTCCGGGAACCTCTTGTCTTTGCCTGTCCGGGAATAGAATTTTCCTTGCCACCAAAAGTGGTTCGTTGGATTGTTGCCACCGTCACCAATTCGTGCACCCACATGTGCAGATACTAAGATGGTATCCCATTCCAATTCTTCCATTCGCTTTAGTGCAATTGCTCCGGCGCACTGGCTTATCCCTGTGCGGACAGTCATCATTGTGGCTGATTCAATGCTCATTTCTCTACCGGACGGATACGATACTTTAACACCTTGCTTTATCATCCTGTCAACAGCATTTCTGACGGCTTGTGTGTATGATACAGCACCGCTTGATGCCATTCGGTAAGCGGTGTCGACCTCTTTCAAAAACAACTTCTGTGCTTCATCTGCCGTTGTTCGTGTAAGGTTTCTCCATTCTCCACACGTAGCGTTATAATCTCTTTCCAGTATTCTGAGCAATGCCGGAGATTGCAATAAGGGCGTAGGTGATAGTCCTACCGCCCTATATATCGCATCGTCTCTCTCGATAGCTTTTATTCCAGCTTCTTCAAATGCGCTTTTCAGCTCGCTCTCTTGTTTCTTCGTTTTGTACGCAATCTCTTTTTGTATGTCTTCCAGTAAGTACCCGGATTCTTGCAATACCTGTATCTGCCACCTGTCCGTAGCTGTAAGCAGATAATCTTCTCCACGGCCTATACGTACCATTATGCGCTCAACGATCATGTCCATGATGTTCCGATGCATATCAGAAGATATCTTTTCAGCCCCCTCGGTCACACGAAAGAGATATTCTGGTGTAAGCATTATTTGTCCTTTCTGTTTGAAATCTTCATTGCCAGAAGTAGAAAAACGCAAATAACAATAATATTAATCGTACTTGTTGCCATACTTATTCGTCCTTTCCAATCTGCTTAATAATCTGATTAACGTATGTACTCAGTCCGGCTACCATGATGCCTTGTACTATAGACGTGAACAGTGCCATAAAAACGTTTTTCATGCTGTCCAAATCGCAAGTTGCTGTTACATACATTCCGCAAATAATAATTCCAATACCTCCGAGAGAGAGTGGAATGTCTTTATCCTTAATTCTCTTTGAATTTTTCATCCATTTCCCAAGAAAATACAAGGCAAAAGAAACCACCATTAACTCCGGCTTTACATAACTAATAATCTGTTCCATTTTTTTAGTCCTCCTTTACAGACATTATCATTTATCTTTCGGATTGACGTGTCCCCTTACACCTCTTCCCATCCATACACACCCGGCTCCCAGACATTCCCATCTGCCGTGCTAATCCATGTCTTGCCATTGTGTGTTACCTTGTCTCCTTTGGCATATGGATTCGTACTGTCCGGCTGTTCCCACTCTGGAATCGTGTCAGTGTCCGGTATAAGCACCTTGGCGAACAAAGACGGCGCATCCGGTGGTATCCAGTCTGCCTGACTGGTGTGAGTGGTCAACACCTTGTAAATGGTGCCATTGTACTCCAACCGCTTACCGACTGCATATGCCTTGCCAGACTCCCATTTCTCCACGAACGCCGGATACTTAACAATCTGTTCATCAGTCATCGTAGCTGTCTGGTTCTCTAGCAGTCCTCTTAACTGTTCTGCTTGTTCCCTCGTCACTATACCACCCCCATGATTATATTAAGTGCTTCTTCTGCGGACAGCTCCGGTTCTGGATAGACTGGGTCGTCCGTAAGTGTCCACGTCTGAACTATCTTGTCTCCCTCTTTCCATCCAGATTCGTAGTGCTGTCCGCTTGGTGCATCTGTCGGCATATCTGTGTACACCACCTGTTTATATCCTAACTGTTCCAGTTCTTCCGGCAATGGATTGTTTATCGTCTTGCCATCAAGCACAATCGTTTTGGGTGCACTGTGCAAGAATCCGCTTTGTAATTTTGCATACATCTTTTAATCACCTCTTTCTTGACACAGAATTTAAAATTAACTAATCTGTGACTGACTGACAAGTTTTTGTGTTAATTTACGTTTCATGTCAACTTACCTCCCGTAAACTTTTATAGTGCCAGATGTTGCATAATATTGTGTTCCACTGTTGTAGATTTTTATTTTCCTAAATTTCTCCGCAATCGGCATCAAATTGTAAGGAATCATGACATTCCCTGCATTGCCACTATACATTGTTTTGCTACTAGCTCCGGTATGAGATACTGCTATTGTTCCGCACCCGTTCAAACATTTATATAATGTATATCCATTCTTTTTGTTTCCTTTCTTAGATGTTCTAGGTGCTCCACAATCCGCCACAATATCATTAATCTTTACCATTACCGTAGAATCTGTATTAGTCGAATTTTCCATGTCTGTCCATATCAACAACAGTTCTGAGCAGTCACAGGCCTTTTCAAACATAGCAGAATTTGCAAATGCAAAATTTGACACATCAATTTCGCCTAATAATTCAAACTCTTCATTTATCATACTTTCTTCCACCTCACTTCCTAATGTTCTTCTACGTTCCATCGCTCACACTCCAATTCTGGGATGTAAGTAATCCCTCTAAAATTGACACCTCATATACCTTGTTGCTCTCGACCGTAAAGTTCCCGATATTCACACCGTCTGGATGTACTACTCTTGTTGCCGTTGCACCAGAACGGAATATGAAATGCACCTCTCCTGTGCCCTCTCCGATGGTGTATGCTAATGATGTCATTTCCGGGAATACATAAAGCTTATTAGGTTCGAACGTTACCGTGTTGTCTGTAGCAAGTTTTTCTATTCTTTCGATGCCACCTGTTTCTATGGTAATGGCAATGGCTTCACTTCCATCGTATGTGTGGGTTCGACCTCCATATGTGATGGTTAGTGCTTGTGGATTTGGAAGTTTTGTTGGCAATGTTGGAATCGTTGGCTTTCCTTGTAAGTCTTCATAGTTGCCGGAAAAATTGCTCTTGTTGTTCCAACTCTGTTTTTCTGTGTCTGTAACGATACGATGTTCTGAATCATCCTGTAAATCGGACAGATTTTTCGGGATTTCCGTCGTACTAGGCAGTGCCCCTACTTCACTTGCTGTATATGTTGGCTTCCTACTTTGCAACACCCATTCAGCAAATTCTGGTTTTCCCTTTAAATCTCTATATTCTCCTGAAAAGTCACTCTTTGCGTTCCAAGCTTGTTTCTCTCCCTTTGTCACAGTTTCGTGTTCATCGTCCGCTGTCAGTTCTGAAAGTTTCGATGGAATCACGGTCGTACTCGGCAGTGCTCCTACTTCTTCTGCGGTATAAGTAGGTTTTTCTTCCTCTTTTGCCCATGCTGGTACCGTTGGATCCGTCTCTTCTATAGGATTCTTTTCCAGATAGCTTTTTACAGATTTCTCTATCTGTTCCTCGGAAATAGGCTCTTTCTCCAATGTGTCTACTCTGGATATAAGGTCAAGAATGACATCAGCGTAAGTATCTTCGATCTCTGTATCCGTGTCTATCGTCTCTTTGGCCTTTCCGGTAGCCGGACTGGTTCTGAACACTTCTACTTTATCTTTGCTTTTTGCTTCTACCGCAAAATATATAGATGTATCCTCGTTTGCGTCAAAGATGTGTGGCTTTAACTCCCATGAAAAAGTGATATTCTCCCCGTCTACCTTCACATCTTTTACGGTATATTTCCCCGGCAATCCTTTTGCAGTATAGTAATTTACGAAAATGTAACAGTCAGACAAGTCGGCATTATCTCCTACGATCTTAGGGCATTTGAAATACTTTCTTTCAATATTGCCCTCTCCGTACACTCCAAAAAGCTGTTCGCTTTTGGGGATTGCAATTTTTCTTGTTGACGGGTCTATGATAAGATATTCCATTTTGGTTCACCTCTTTCCTATTCTTCGTACAATCCACTGTCCGGCTTATTCTGTTCCTGTGCTTCTTCAATCATTGCTTTCGCTTCTTGTTCTGTCATTCCCTCAAATTTCACAAAATACATCCATGCTGGAACCTTGCCCTGTACCACATAGTTCCACCACCGTGCACGATCATCCTCTAAGTTATATACAAGGTCTTCAAAATCACATGCTGTTTGGTAGTTCGTTGCCGGGATAGTTCCGTTTGCTGTGCCGACCGCATACAGGATATAAATGATTCTGTGCAGTACTCCATCATGGTTCTTTCCGTCCAGAATGTTTCGGAATGCCTGGATAGTATGTAGTGTACGTCTATCGTCAGATTCTACCTGTGTTGCTGTCTGTATGCCTTGGTTCTGATCGAAAGAGAAATATCCGTTTGAGAATCCGCATTTATATCCGATGACAGATAGTAAGAAGTTTATCCCGGCCACACGCTCAGTTACTAATAATGTCGGAACGTGCTCTTTGATGCTATCTTCGTTCGCTCCCATTTCGATACCTTGGATAAATCTCGGCAATTCGATGGAATATTTGCTTGCGTATTCAATAGCTGTCTGCGGTACGTAAGTAATATGTCTACTGTCTTCTGTTTCATCCCCCATCATGTTTAATGCAATGTCAAGCCATCTCAATTCCTCGATGCACTCCGAAAATGCCGGGACAGTCAGCGGAGATTCTTTATCGATTGCATTTGCGTAAGGATTTCGCCAATAAACGAACAGTGGATATTCTAACCCATATACGTATACTTCCGGCTCAATGTCTTTCCATTCATCTACCCTGTCAAGTGTGATCTCTGTCCCGATCATATCTTTGTTGTCCGATTTGAAAGCCTTACTTGATATATGGTATACACGTTCCAGTCCGACATCCTCAAATCTGTGATACTCTGCTTTTGTGTAGTATTTGTCGTTTTTCTTAAGGTAGGAGAAGAATATAGCTGCTAACGCATCCCCGTCCGTGTTGGTGTCTGTAATCAGAAAGTAATCCGGATCCAAAAATTCTACATCATCACCGTTGCTCTTGACCATCATCCCACAAGTTGCACAGCTTTCCTCTTGTTTCTCCTGTAAGGTGTTCATTACGCTATCAAATCTCTTTTGCAGTTCATCATTTCCTGTAATCTGAATATCCGCATTGAACAGTGTGAGGTTCGCTATCTCACGACAGATCACGTTTGAAAACCTTGTCGGCTTTATTCTCCCGGTACACCAATACGGAATACCAGATCGCATGTCTTTATACTTCGACAGGGCGGTATCCATATCAGATGACCGCCCTGTTTCTATTCCGAATATTTTTTTTACATCGTTTGTTTTAAACACTTTATCCCACACCGCCTTTATCTTGTCTATAATTCCCATCTACTCACCTTTTCCTACGCACTCTGTCCACGTCTCATAGATATTGGACTGGTAGCATATCTCAATGCATCAATCCAGTGGTCGTTCCCGTCCGGATAGTCTGCTATCACTTCGCCGTTGCCGTCTCGCTCATGCTCATACTCTATAACCTCTTTGTACAGTCTTGGTGTCCGTCTTGGGTCAATCACTAATGTACGGCATTGTAACCACTCAAACGTATACTTCCGGCTACCCGGTGTCACGATTGCTTTACGTGCCGGAAGTCCGGCATCACGGAAGTCAACAATACTCTCTTCTTCATCCACTCCACAGTAGATAGCGCAATCATCATATCCTTTTTCTTTGATCTGTCTTGCCATCTCGCTGTTCCTTATTTTGCAACCGCCCAATTCATCCAGTGCGTATACTTTCTGTTGGTTCGGAACATAAGCAACACGCAAAAATGCTTTCGGATCTGGGAACCATCCCCAGTCCTCGCCCTGGTAGATAGATTGCATCCTACTTATCTCTTCATCAGTAATCTCTCTAATCTCCAATAGTTCAAAGATATTTGTGCCAAGTCCTACAGGGATTCCAAGATATTCATGCTCATAAGCTCTCGGGTTTGTTTCTTTTAGATACTCAGCATCATCAATGAATTGTTGACCTAACCATTCTACAGGAACAGATCTATAGTCACTCTTATGCCTTAAGCTGTCCGCTCTCGGCTCTGCTACGTACTTATTCGCCCAGTTGCTGTTGCTTATCGGTGGATTGAACGATTTAAAAACTACGAATTTTTCGCCACCACGAAGAACAGACTGCTGTGTCATTCGTACCTCTTCCATTCCGGCAAATTCGTCCAATTCCTCAAACCACAGATATTTAAAATATCCTTTGCTAATCTTTATGGATTTTGTCTTTTTCGCCTTATCCAATCCACGGAAGATTATCTTCTGTCCTGTCGGCTTATACACATACTGCATAGGACTTAAGCTTGATGTCCATTCGTCCGATGCTCCAAGCGCATCTATTCCCCATGCGATCTGTTCGAATACCGATTCTCTTAATGTATTCCCGACTTTTCTGAATACTACCGCATTTGAATGTATGCCATTTACTGCATCTTGCATCATTCCAAATGGTATCTCTGTACCGATAAAAGATGATTTAGTCGAACCTCGACCACCAAACAAATCATAATACGTATGCTTTCCATCTATGATGTCCCAATGTACGCCGTAAAAAGCCGGAGCTATCACATCTGTAAGCTTAATCTCCCCCATCTGTGCCCTCCGGCCTTGGAATGTTATTTATGATTGTGATTCCACCGGTTTCTTTTTCTTCTCCATCGGCTTTCTCATACCATCTCATGAGTTCACGCCCGGCAGACAGGCGGTCAGATATAGTAGCATCCAAATCAAACTGATCTTTCACTTCTCCACGCATGACGGAAGAAAAGAATCGGATGACTTCTTCGAGGTCGGCGGTCTTCTCGGTCTGGATCTCTTTCATTCGTTCAGCAATATAGGCTTTTACTTTAACGTTTTTTAACAATCTTGAAGCTGCTGCTGCTGCTGTCGCATCATTTTTCACATTTCTATAGACTTCTTTATACGCCCTTGTCCCGTTCAAATCAGTCAGATATTCATCGGCAAACGCTTTCTGCTTCGGAGTGAGTTCTTTTCCTTTCTGCATCTACCCACCCTCTTCCATATATCCATCCATGCTACTCACCGCCCTTGCCTGTTCTACACAGTCTCTTTCTGAGGTTGCTGTATCTGTCTGTAATGACATCCAATGCAATGTTGAGTGCTTGTATTGTTCCGTTCTGTCTGTTGTGTTCTTCTACCAGTCTCTTATTTTTTTCAGTAAGTTCCTGTACTTCGCACAGTGCCCGTTCTCCGACAGCTTTTGCGTCTTCTACCTCTTTTTGCAGATACTCATTCTTTTCTTTCAGCTTTTCGTTCTTTGTAATCATGTCAATGAGTTTCTTCTGCATTTCTTCCATATCACGTGAGTCTGGTTTGTTTAATTCTACTGGTATCTCTGTATAGTTTTCCATCATTCTTTCACCGCCCTCCATATATCATTTAAACAATTTACAATCTCTATCTGTGATGCTGTTCGGAGAATTTCATAATCATAATATTTCCATTCCCCGTTTTTCTTTCTTTCTAGCACTCTGGTAGATAGGATGTGCATGGTGATAAGTCTATTTTGCTCCACGGAATAAAACTGACTTGTCCCCATCTTTATAACTAATCCTTTTTGTAGTATTGCTTTCTGTAACTTCTTAGCAATGCTATTTAGATTTGCCATGCTATCTACCTCCCAGCATTAAACCATATTTCCATCATCACAAAATCTTTTTGTCTGTTAATTTTCGCAAAAGCTGTCTTGTCTTTCTGAGTTCCGTCATTAACACTTTCTTGTCACCATCCTCTTTCGGATTATTAATATTCGCTATCAGATTAGATTCATGTCCTTTCAACCCTCTGTATGCACTGCTTACTTTCGCTCTTGTATTCGCTTTTTCAACCGCATCTTTAAGTTGTTCTGTCCTTTCACTCATTCCTGGATAATTCCAAGAACCCGTTTTTTTAGTAGAATTCTTTGTAGGAAAGGCTATTATATCGGCTTTCCTATTTTGCAAATTACTTGCACTTCCACGCCCACCCATTTTATTTACCTCTTTTCCTTTCCGTCAGTTCTTCACCGAACGACTTAATCTTTACAATGTTTCCTGTACATTCTTCCGGAACCTGTCCGTAAAATAGTACTGTCTCGGGTTTCAATCTTCTCAACATCTCATTATATCCGTCCACGAACAGTGTTTTCCGCTCCTTGCTGTTCATCACTCCGACACTGGATACTGCTACCGCACCGCCTACCGGCTCCCCGTCAAAACACCACTCAAACGATTTTCTGTCACTCCAACTGATTGTAGGTATCACGTCAATACCGTACATCTGCATATATGCACCTATCCAGTGTTTGCGGAAGTGGTTGTAAATCTGTAATGCTTTTGGAAAATCAGTATAAGTGCTGAAATCTGGTGACATGACAAATCGGAACTGCGAAAGCATGTTTATGTAAGTATCTGGTCTGTTCCATAATCTTTGAAATTGGTAATCGTCAAGAAAGAAATGCACGCCTTTCCCGGCTCTGTCTTTGCATGTCTTAGCTTGGTTGAATCCAATAAACTCGCACGGTTCATACTTTGTAGGTTGTATCTCTGGTATTCCGAACTCATTTACCATGTTAAATATCATTCGTTGCTGATTTTCATAATTCATATTTGCTTTATACAT